AATTTTTATCTTTTCTATAAATCATAAGCGCCTACCAGTTACAGTTAAAAATAATAGATTGACCATTTTCGCCTTCAGCTTCATGGAAATCATAACCAAGGTCACGCTCAAAAGCCTCATAATCAAAATATCTGGCTAGTGTGCTGTCACCGTCTAAGCCTTCAATTGTTTCATGGGCTATATTTTCCGCAAAGTCTTTGAAGCTGTCATAGTGTCCATAGTAAGCATCGCCAATATGGTCTAAATCTTCAACGCTCCAATTTTCTAGAAATCCGTGGACAACATCTGCGCCGTGCTCTTCAATTGCCTCTTGAACTTCCACAACCTTCTCAAGGCTTGGATTTTCTCCAAGGTTTGGAAAGTCATTATAATCATGGAAAGCCCACTCCTCCGCATCTGGAGCTGGTGAGCTTTTGATAACTTTGTTAATTTGTGCCTGGAGCTCTTCAACGTCTTTAGCTGGAGTAATCCATTCACCGTGAAGCCTGCCGCTATTATAAGCCGCTAAGCATGCAACATATATTTGATTGTCTGCCATTTATACCTCTTTCTGCGTAATTTGTTACGCTAGCGATATAATTAAACTATTATTTACGCTGGCGCAACTATTAATTTAATTATTTTTTACTTTAGAATGATTATAAACTATATACGCTGGCGCAGGTATTTCTCCAAGAGGGCAACTAATCAGCATATACTTTGTGGAGGTCTCCTAAGGTGGAACCTAATTAGCTCCTATTATTCTATAGTGTCTATTTATTAATTAATTCTAAAGTCTTGATAATCTCATTTTTTAAATATGGTATTATCTCGCTTTTATCTTCTGGATATATAACTGTAATATTGCGACCAGTAAGCCTGCAAAGGTTGTCTAGTGTTTCCTCTAGCTTCTGAATGGTTCTTGCTCTGTCTTGTGTTGTATTCATTCTAATATGGGAACCTTAATATAATATTTAAAATTAAAAAACAGATAAGAGCACACAAGCGGCAATTAAAAAAATTGTGAGCTTTTAAACATTAATATTTATGTCAAAGGTTTCATAGTCCTTGGACAAAGCTAGAAAAATAAAGTCTTTTGGCCAGCTATAGAAAAAAATGTGCGAGATTGTGCAAAAAATACTTATTGATTATTATTTTTTTCGTTGCCATTGGGGGTTTTTTTCCTGGGGCATATACGTAGACCCATTCAGAAATTTGTACCAAATTATTCCAGGGTAATCTTTTCCATTCTCTTTAGGAAATCCCCAAACTTCTCCTTCAGATAATCTTCAGCTTCATAAGGTTTCTCTACAGAACTATCAACAATAGTTAACTGCGGCTTCCCTTTGAACTGTTGTCTACCTAAAGGTTTAGGAAAGTGAGCTTCAGCTTCTCCTACTACTTTGTCATGGACATCAATTATTTGGTCTAGTGTCATAAATAATAATATTAATAAATAATAATAATAAAAAGCTATAGGAAACCTAACAGAAGCTTAAGTTAACCTTTAGTATACTCCTATAGTAATAGATGGGGTTTACCCCCTATTCTATAGTGTCCATTTGTTAAAACCATTTATGTGTCTTTGGTTGATGGTCAAACACTTGATGGTCTAAGAAGTTATCAATCTCTGCCTCTAGGAGCTCCTCACGGCGCTGTAGAGCGGCTGTCTCTTGGTCTCTGGCCATCTGGTCTACCCAATATCTAACTGCCATCGCTAGCGTATCTAAACGGTCATCATGGGCTAATGAACCTTTGTCTCTCCCTATTCTACTCATCTGATAAAACAATTGGTATCTTAATGACTTCTCACCTTGATACATCTCTTGAGTGGAATGGTAGTCTTTGTGCACAACATTAGAATTAACAATTAATCTATGTTGCATCATCACTGGTTCCAAAGTGTCTATAATTCTTTTTTCTTTGGCTTCAGTGTGTCTTACTTCTTCTATAGTTACTGGATAGGTTCTTTGAACAAATGGCAATAATAATTTAGTGAACATACCACCACCATAGTTTTCCTCTACCAGTATTAAATTTACTTCTTCTTGTTTAGCTATGTTAGCTAATCCTTGTAAGGTCTTATCTGTATATCCTCCAACAAAACCACCACTATTTGTAAGATATAAATTACCATTCATCATCTTAACCACAGCGTAAGCGGTCTCATCGGCGCCACGACCAGAACTGTCAATTGCCATTACTGAACCTTGATAGTCTAACCAATCGCCTTGGATTTGCATTGGTCTATAAAAAGCATCTCCGTGCAAACCAACACAAGGTAACTCTTCATTACGTAATTCTGGACTAGAAGCCCAAACTACTTTTTCTGGAGCTACTGAAGGATTTGTATTCATTACTACTAAATCAGATAATTTAAGTGGGTACTTATCTGCATCTGCTAAAGTAGTATCTAATTGAAACTGTAAATTAAACCCAGCTTTACCATAACTGAATTGTCTTTGCGCCAGGTCTTCTTCATCAAACCTTAACGCATCTGTAGGTTTACCTATTAAATCATTGTTCCAAGTATTCTTAATCATTGGAGCAAGACTTCTCCCATAATTATTTATTTGTTTACTTGTAGGATATAACGCTGGCCATATCCTTTGTTTATATCCTCTGTTAGGTAAAGTGTTATACAATGACATTTCATTTTGCATTGTACCTAAGAAAACTATACGACCTTGTGGTTTTAAAATTGACTCAAACTCTTTTACTTGTTCGCTCAATTTTTCTCTCATGCCCATAGTTGCAGAGTTGTTAGCGCTTTCAACATCATCCGCAATTACAAGGTCGCTTCGACTACCAGTGAGTTGCCCAGTAATACCTAGTGACTTTACTGAAGGCGCATGCGATGCTCTAGCAGGTTTTACGTCAAAACTTACTTTAGATTGTCTCTGGTCATCACTTGGTCTTAAGTGAGCTAGAATTTCAATTTCATTAATAAGTCTTAATGTGAATGTAGAAAAATCGTCTGCTCTATTTTTACTAGCCGAAACAACAAGTATGTTTTTCTGTGGGTCTAATAATAATTGGTGACAAACAAAGGCTGAAGTAATCCAGCTTTTGCCTACACCTCTAAATGCATTAATAACTATTCTCTTATGTTTGGATTGTAAGTAATCAGCAATATCAAATTGTATTGGTGTTGGTTTTGGTAAAGCTAAATGTTTCCAAACAACATATAAGAAATTTCTAAAATCTTTTAACTTAGTTGGTATCTTTTGCATTATAGACTTCTTCTTCATCATCAGTGTTGAATGGTAATTCATCTACTAATGATTTCAGTGGTGAATTGTCTACTGGTAAAGCCTCAATACCATTATCTTTTAAGAATTGTCTTGCTACGTTTAAATCCGAAGCTTTACAATCTTCATCTCTAACTTTCTCTAGTAACTTATTTGTAAGTTCACTATGTAACAATTCTAAATCTTTATTTTTACTTATCTTTAATTATTTTCTTAATAGCTTTTGAGCCATCAATATTTTCTTCTAAGTCTGCTTTGACCTTGCCACATTTGTAAGTAACATTTCCGCTAGCATCTCTCTCGGCAACTCTTTTACCTTTAAGGCAATCACTCATACCTTCTTGTATTCTATGTTCTTTCAGTTCTCCTGCAATAAACATACATAAGGCTACTACTGTCTCAACCATTAGTGATTACCATTTTTCCTTACTAATTTTTCTACATCTTCAATTAGTTTTTCTATTTTCTTTTGTGCTTCCATAAGCAAAACTTTTGTATGAATATTATCGTCAAGTTGTTCTTGATGTTTTTCAATAATACTGGCGTTCAATTCTATAAGCATCAGCATTTCAAGATTTTTGGGTGTCTGTTCAGCTTTCTTTAATAAGTCTGCTTCCATTAATTGTTTGGAAGTTTCTAAGCTGTTTAATCTTTCAACAATACCAAAGTACGCCCATACACCTATTGCTACTGCAACAATAATACTTACGAGATTTCTCATAGGCATTGCTATTGAAGTATTGTCTGAAATTTTCATTAACTCTTAAAGTATTTATTATTTTTATTAAGTTTGTTTTTCTTTTTAGGACAATCAGGTTTTTCACAATGACCAAAGTTCATTGTTAAAACATCATCAAGTTTACTACCTATTGCATCTAACATAGAGCAAAACTTATAAATTATTTTATCAATCATGTTG